GTCTCTTCGGGCCTCACTCTTGAGGCGTACGTCACTGCTCATCCCACCACCACCAATGTTGACCTGAGTGTCTGCGCGATCACTGTGCTTGCGCGCGAGCACAAGGGCGTGCAGGTGCCAGCGCGCCGTGCTGTTGCTTCTTTTGTGAAATTGTTTCCCCCCACCGGGTTTTCCAACGTGCAATCAAACCACCAAGTGCCATGCATCGTCGTGCCGCTTGACATCCTCCTCGGCAAAACACCAGAGGAGCAAGCAGTCACAACTCTCGCCGACATTGGCACCATGAAGTTCAAGTGTGAGCTTATTAAGCCCGACAACTCACCAGTTGTGTTTGAGCTTGATGGCCCCACGTCCTTCACGGCCCACCACACCCATCAAGGGCTTGTCATAGGCGTTGCTGCATTTACTTCCATCCCCGCAATCCACGGGGGGTTCAAGTACCTGCCTGGCCTCTGTCTTAAGTCTGCGATGAAGGATTGCTGTGGCCATGTGGCTGCACTCGCCGTTCCACCTAACGGCGACCGATTTGTGGTTTCGGTTTACAACTCACCATCGACGGTGCTGGTCCATCACACACACAATACAACAGACGGCGATTGTGGAACGCCTTTCGTCTACGCCAACAAGGTCTTTGCTTGGCACGTAGCCCGCCGCACGGCTGGCAACGCGCAGTTCAACATGGCCTTGGGCAACCCTCTCAACTGGCAGCTGGCTGTACCCAAAGTTGCTCTTGAGGGAGACGATGATATCTGCGATGCTGCCGTGGAACTAGAGTGCGAGGAGATTCTTGACCTCATTCGCGTGTACGACACAAAGGAAGGCCTCACCGCCATTGCCCCACCACACCTGCCGCACCCTTTTGACAAGGTGCGCCTTGCTCCTGTTGGCAAGCCCCGTGTGGTGATGGGTACTTGCAACAACATTGAGGGTGATGCCGCCTACGTGCCTCCGGACACGCGTACGTGCGCCGTAGAGGAGGGGCGTTCTGTCACGAGAGGGGAGGTTGACACCACCATGGTCAACTCTGCCATGCGCAGCATCAAGACGCTGTACAACCGGTTTACGGCTCAGGCCAGTGAACTGTCGTACGCTCGTTTTGCCCCGAAGAACCAAGAAGAGCGCTACGCTCTTTACCTGTACACCGCAATGGCGATGGCCCGCCCGTCTGCCATTGGGCCGCTGTTTGCACACTTCCGCCTTCCCAACACGGGTGAGACTACCAAGCGCAGTTTCATGCTGAAGTTGTTCACTGGGCCGCGTGAGCAGGTTGAGGAACGTGTGGCGCAATTCATGCAACTCTGTGACGATGCATTTGCCTTCTTCTCAAAAGAGCACCCTGAGGACAGACCGCTCAATGTTCCGATTCTTTGCTACGGCAAAAACGAACCCATCACGAAATCCAAGGCCGCCGCTGGCCGACACCGCACCATCAAAGAGATGTTGTACTTCTGCACCATAGTTCAGTCGGCTCTGACCTGGTTCCTGCCGAAGGGGGGGCAACTCCCTCTCTACACGCAACTGGTCACCCACTACTACAAGGCAGTTGAGATGGACAACACTCGGATCCCTGCGCCACCAGCGGGGCCTCTCAGCAACGCTCGCACGCACGACGAAATTGCTGGGGCCTGTGCATTTGGCACGACCGGGACACACGTCTTCCCCTGGCTTATTGGCCTGGACTACTTCAACGCTTTGCCCTCCATGAGTGCGCTTGGCGCCCAAAAGTCGTACATGGCTGACGTCTCAGGCTGGGATAAGGCGCTGCCTGAACCGCTCGTGCGTGCCCTCTTCGACACTATTCTCGGGAAGGTCGGGGTCAACATTCACCGCGCATGCAACTGCAGCCCGCTGCTCTACGTCTCCGGACAGTGGATGCGGGGTGCCCCCATGACGTGGTGTTCTGGGAACCCCCTCACACTCTTTGGGAACACGCTCATGCATGCAGCCATCCTCAACGGGCTGAAGTGTAAGAAGTTCTTTGTGCAGGGTGACGACGTCGTCATGTTCGACCCGTCGGACGTGAAGGCTCTCATCAACCGTTACCAGTCTCTTGGTCTTCAGCTCAAGCACATCCTGGCTGGGGAGGGCGCGTATGAATTCTGTCAACTCTACGTGCTCAAAGACGGTAGGCGCGCCCTTGACATGGTGCGCCTTGCGGCGAGAATGATCCTCAAGGGTACCGTGTCCGACACTGTGGTCATCCCACTCCTCAACCGCGTTTCGTACGTGAGCAAGGGAAGTGCGAAGGCTTTTGAAGGGCACGTCACTGACGGTGTGCTGGCTAAGATTCGTGAGATGGAGGTTGATCTGCCGGAGTTCAAAGATTGTGTGTGAGAGGTGTTGTGTATTCGTGTCTTTTCCGTGTTAGTTTGTTTCAAGCTTCCTGACCGCTGTCCCACATGCGGTTGGGGGGGAATTGCGTGATACACACCTCTTTTGCTTTTCCGCACCAGTTGGCTACTGAGTGCGTTTTGTGAAAGAGTAACCTGAGTGCGCAGGTTATATGTGTG